AACCGCTGGGCGAGGGTAATTCGAAGCTCGACCGAAGACTAGCTATCGCCTTTTTTTGCTAGGGCAACAAGCCGACCAGACCGTTGCACATGGAACACGCCACCGGAACACCTGAAACACCCCCCCGCGCGCGCATGCTCGATCGGGTCGTGATGCGCCGCATTGCAGACCTGTCGCCCTATATTGCCAACGCGCGAACCCATTCGCCGGAGCAGGTCGCGCAGATCGCGCGATCGATCAGCGAGTTCGGGTTCGTCAATCCGGTGCTCGTCGATGCTGACGGCGGGATCATCGCGGGCCACGGTCGCGTGCTCGCCGCCGCATCGCTCGACCTCGAGGAAGTGCCGACGCTCGATGTCGGCTGGCTCACACCGGCGCAGCGCCGCGCGTACATCCTGGCCGACAACCAGCTCGCGCTAAACGCCGGGTGGGACGAAGAGCTGCTGCGCAGCGAGGTGAACGCGCTGAACGTCGAAGGCTTCGACCTCGGCGTGATGGGCTTCGACGAGAACACGCTCGCGCGCATGCTCGAGGTCATGCCCGAGTTCGAGCCAGCCGGCGAAGGCGAGCAGGGCCGGCTCGACGAGAAGAGCAAACACGTCTGCCCGCAGTGCGGGCACGAGTTCTAACCATGAGCGCACCGACCTTGCGCATGGACTGGGCCAGCGGCAAGGCCGCGACATGGGCCTGCAAGCACTGGCACTACGCGAAGAGCTTGCCGGTCGCGAAGACCGTCCGCATCGGCGCATGGGAGAACGGCAAATTCATCGGCGTGGTGCTCTTCTCATGGGGGGCGACGCCGCGGCTCGGGGCGCCCTACAAGCTCACGATGCTGGAGTGCTGCGAGCTGGTGCGCGTCGCGCTGACCGACCACATCACGCCGGTGTCGAAGATCGTCGCCATTGCCTTGCGCATGCTCAAGAAGCAATCGCCCGGCGTGCGCCTGGTCGTGTCATTCGCCGACCCGCTCGCCGGCCACCACGGCGGCATCTATCAGGCCGGCGGCTGGGTGTACAGCGGCATGTCCAATCCAGCCTACGAGTTCGTGCTCAACGGCAAGCGCTTGCAGCGCCGCGCCTACACCGGCGTGAACTACGGCGCACCGCGCCTGCCTGTGCCGGCCGGTGCGACGAAGCGACCGACACCCGGCAAACACCGCTACCTGATGCCGCTCGATGCAGCGATGCGCGCACAGGTGGCCGCGCTCGCACTACCATACCCCATGCGTCCGAAAGGGCAGGAGCCGGCACACCCTGCCGGCCTGGGCGGCTCAACTCCGACCCGGACGCTCCACACACCCGACAGCGCGGGAGCGCTGACCGTAGGCATTGATGGCTGAGCCCGATGCTGTCTCCCTGCGCCAATTCGCTGCCTTGCAGGGATGGAACCCGGGCCATGCTCACCGGCTGAAAGTCGCCGGTCGCCTCGTGATGGTGAACGAGGGCGGGCGCGATCTGGTGCACGTCGCTCAGAGCCTCGCGCGCATCGCCGAGAGCAGCAGCCCGCAAAAGGGCTACATGGCGCAGGTGAATGCGAAACAGCGCGAGCAACAGGCACCACTGCCAGCCGCTGCCCCGATCCTGCCCAGCGACAGCGAAGCACCGGGCCAGCAAAGCCGCAATGCGACCTACAACCAAGCGCGCACCGCGCGCGAGGTCTACGAGGCCAAGCTCGCGCAATTGAAATACGAGCAGGAGGTCGGCCGGCTCGTGAATGCCGATGAGGTGCGCGCCGAGTTCGCGAAGCAAATCGTCGTCGTGCGTGACCAGTTCCTGCGCCTGCCCGATCGCCTCGCGCCGATGCTTGTCGGGCTGGCCGACATCGAGACGATCAAGCGCGCGATCATGGTCGAGGTCCGCACTGCGCTCACTCAGTTCACCGGGGCTGCCTGATGGGCGCGCGCGACGCATTCACCACGCTCGACCCGGCGACGTTCGTCGCCGATGTCCTGCGCCAGTACCTGCGCCCGCCCGAGGTGATGCGCGGCTCGGCCTGGGCCGATGCAGTCCGCCAGATCGTGAAGGGGCCCGAGCCCGGCCGCTGGCGCTGCGCGCGCACGCCGTACCTGACCGAGCCGCTTGACTGCATGGACCCGGAAGACCCGGTGCAGAAAGTCGTGATGCAGTTCGCGACCCAGCTCGGCAAGTCGGAGGTGCTCTACAACTCGGTGTTCAAGCGCATCCATCTGTCCCCGATGGACATCATGATCGTGCAACCCACGTTGCAGGACGCGAAGGACCACAGCCGGCAGCGCTTCGCACCGACCGCGCGCGCGATGCCCGAGATCAGCGCGAAGATGCCGAACCCGAAGTCTCGCAGCGAGACGAACACGTGGCAGACGAAAGAGATCGACCACGGCATTGCAACGCTCTTTTGGGCCGGCGCGAACAGCGCGCGGTCCCTCGCATCGAAGCCGCTCGGCTTCGTCGGCTGCGATGAGATCGACGGCTACCCGCTCGACGTAGACGGCGAAGGCGACCCGCTCGCGCTGGTGTGGGAACGCATGTCCAACTTCCACAATCGGAAGTTGCTGCTGTGCTCTACGCCGACGCTGCGCGACTTCAGCCGCATCGAGGCCGAGTACCTCGCGAGCGATCAGCGCCGGTATCACGTGCCGTGCCCGCACTGCGGCGCCGAACAGGTGCTCGTGTGGGGCTCCGATGTCGAGTACGGGGTGAAGTGGCTGAAGACCGAGGGCGGCGTGGCCCGGCCCGAGACAGCGGTCTACCTGTGCCGCTTCTGCGCGAAGGCCATTCAAGAGCACAGCAAGACGACGATGCTCGCCGATGGCCGCTGGATTGCCGATCGACCTGGCGCGCAGCGCGGGCTCGTCGCCGGGTTCCACCTGTCCAAGCTGTACAGCCCGATCGGCTGGAAGAGCTGGGCAATGGTCGTCGATGATTGGGTGAAGGCGCAGGAGGCCGCGCGCTCTGGTGACGTGTCGCGCTTGAAGGCCTTCGTGAACACGTCGCTTGCCGAGACTTGGGAAGAGCAGGGCGACCGCGCGAACATGCATGAGCTGCTGCGCCGCGCTGCCGACATCCCGATGCAGGTCGTGCAATGGGATCACTTCGTGTTGACGATGGGCGCCGACGTGCAGGGCGATCGCGTCGAGGCTTACCTCTGGGCCTGGGGTCGCGGCATGCGCCGGCAGCTCGTGGACCGCGCGGTGTTCTACGGCGACCCGGCGCTACCGGAGAGCGAACCGCTATCGCCGTGGGCAGCGCTGACCGCATTTCGGCGCGCGCCGGTGCTGCATGCGAGCGGCTGCGAGGTGCCGCTGCTGGCCTGCATGGTGGACAGCGGCGGGCATCACACGCAGGCGGTGTACGCCTACGCGCGCGCACACCAAAGCGAGCACGTGCACGCGATCAAGGGGCAGAGCCAAGCATCGAAGGCTGTGCTCGGCAAGCCGACCGATCAGGATGTGAGCTGGCGCGGCGTCAAGCTCAAGCGCGGCGTCAAGCTCTGGCCGATCGGCACCGACACCGCGAAGGCCGAAATCTACGGCCGGCTGCGCAACACCGAGCCCGGCCCGGGGTTCGTGCTGCTCAGCAAGCACACGCCGCCCGAGGTGTTCGAGCAGCTCACCGCCGAGCGGCTCGTCACGCGCTACATCAAGGGACACGCAAAACTCGAATGGCTCAAGCCGCCGGGCCGGCGCAATGAGGCGCTCGACTGCGCGGTCTATGCGCTGGCCGCGGCGCACTTCGTGGGGGTCGATCGATGGAAAGAACCCGAGTGGATGAAGTGGCAACTGCGCGTAGCCACACCTCAACAGCCCGCAGCGCCAGCGCTGCAACGATTGCCGGCGATGCCGGCGCCAGTCATCGCGCGGCAGGCCGCGCAGGCGCCGCGCCATCAAGGAAGGGAATGGTGACCCCGATGCTTACACGCAAACAGCTCAAGCTAGCAGAGGCGCCGCTGCCAGCCATCAAGCCCCGGCCGCTGCTGCTCATCGAGCGCGCCGCTGCCAGTGACCCCGATTTGGTCGATCGCATTTTCGAGTACATCATCGAGCAGATTCCCGAGATCGCCGGCCGGCACGTGGAGATCAAGCGGCAGATCAGGCAGGAGTTCGCGAGCCAGCGCGTCTACTTGCGGCGCGGCACCGGCGATGAGCATCCCCTCGCAGGCGAAGTCGCCCGGCTGTTCAATGGGCGCAATGCGACGCAGGTCGCGCGCGAGCTGGGCATCAGCCGCGCGACGGTGTATCGGCTGCTCAAGCAACCCGGGCACCTGTGAGCATTTCGTCTCACGGTTTGCTGTCAATGAGACAACGAGGCCCGCAGCATCCCGCGCCATGGCCTTCACCACCGCGGACCTTGTTGCCATCGATCAAGCCATTGCGGCCTCTGAGCTGGAGGTTCAGCTAGAAGGCCGGCGCGTGCGCTTCGACACGTTCGAGGGCCTCAAGGCCCGCCGCGATTTCATCGCTGCGCAGCTGTCCGAGGCCGGGCGCAAGACCGGCGCATTCCGCTATCGCTTCACCACCTCGCGGGGCGAGTGATGGCCGGGATCGTCGTCAACGCGCTCGATCGGCTCATCGGCTATGTCGATCCGACGCGCGCGCTGCGCCGCATCGCTGCGCGCTCGCGCTTGAATCGCGCCTATGAGGCTGCCGGCCCGCGCGATAGCTGGCGCCCGCGGCGCGGCGGTGCGAGCGCGCAAGCCGATCACCTCGCCGATGCGGCCGTGCTGCGCACCAAGGCGCGCGCGCTGGTGCAGAACGTGCCCTACATCGCGACGAGCCTCGACGCGCTCGTGGCGGCCGTGGTCGGGACCGGCATCACGCCGCGCTTCACCGGCGCGCAAGGCGAGGTGCTCAATGAGCTGTTCCGCAAGTGGGCCCCGCAGTGCGATGCCGACAACCGGCTCGACTTCTTCGGGATAGAAGCCGCTGGCTATCGAGCGATGGAGCAGGACGGCGAGGTGCTCATCCGCATGCGCTGGCGCCGGCCCGAAGATGGTTTCGTGGTGCCGCTGCAATTGCAGCTTCTCGAAATCGACTGGTTGGACACGACACGCAATTCGGGCATCGGCGGCAATGCTGCTGATGTCCCGACGAACAACGTGATCACCGAGGGCATCGAATACGACCCGCTCGGGCGCATCGCGGCCTATTGGATGTGGGACCAGCACCCGGGCGACGCGACGCTGCTGCGCGGCTTCCGCAACTTCAGCAAGCGTGTCCCGGCATTCATCAACGGGCTGCCGAACGTCATCCATCTGTTCGACCCGAAGCGGCCAGGTCAGGCGCGCGGCATCACGCGACTCGCGCCGATCATCGCGCGCACCCGAGATACGCAGCTGTACGAGGATGCAGAGCTAGCGCGAAAGAACCTCGAGACACGGCTGTCGGTGCTGGTGAGCGGCGATGCATCGCTGATGGCCAACGAGTTCCAGGAAGGCAGCACCTCGGCGAGCGGCGCAGCCGATCCGGCGCAAGCGCGCAAGACCGGCGATCTCGGCGAGCTGGCCAGCGGCACGATTACCGAAGTGCCGATGGGAAACAACGTCACGGTCGTTGAGCCGAAAGCGCAACCGGGCCACGTCGAGTACATCACCCATCAGCTGCACATCATCACGGCCACGATGGGCGTGACCTACGAAATGGCTACCGGCGACATGACCGGGGTCAACTTCAGCAGCGCGCGCGTGCGACAGACCGACGTGCGGCGCGGGTTCGAGCAGACGCAATGGCTGATCTTGATCCCGCGCTTGTGCAAGACGATCGCCGATCTGTTCGTCGCTGCTGCTGTGCTCGCCGGCAAGGTCCGTCAAGGCGCGGTCTATGGCCTCGAGTACGACACGCCGAAGTGGGATTACGTGAACCCACAGCAAGAGGCGCAGGCCGATGCGCTGCAAGTCGCCACAGGCTTGTCGAGCCTGAGCGCGAAGCTGCGCGCGCGCGGCGAGAACCCCGACAAGGTATTCACCGAGATCGCCGATGACTTCCAGAAGTTGAAAGACCTCGGCGTGCTCGACATCCTGTTTTTCTTGCAGAAGGGCTCGCTGCGCGTCGCCGACCAGAGCACCGACAGCAATGTCTCCGACAACCCGGTGCCGACGACGAAGAAGACGCAGGCGCAGCGCTACGAGCTGCCCGAGCTGCACGTGAACATTGCGCCGCCACAGGTGGACATCCGCGCCGGGGATACGCACGTGCACATGCCCGAGGGCATGGTGCGCGCTGACATCCACACGCCCGAGGTGCGGGTCGGCGATGTCAACGTGAAAGTGCCTGCGCCACAGGTGACGGTGCGGCACCCGAAGCGCGCCGTGCAGGTCATCGAGCGCGACCCTGACACGAAGGAAATCACGCGCACCAAGACCGACTACGAAACCTGACGAGAGGCCCCGCGCATGGCTACCGAACTCACGTGGACCGCTGATGTCAACCGCGCCGTTGCGAGCGCCGCCAGCGCTGCGGTACAAAGCAAATGGGAGCTTTGGTATCTGCTCGCATCGCTGGTCGGTAACACCGGGCTCGGCTTCGCCAGCAATGCCGGGAACTGGTCGATCGTTCGGACCTGCGGCTCGACCGATGGCACCGCGCCAAACCTCACCGCTGACACGACCGACCGATTGCACCTCGGCGGCAGCGGGGCCTTCACCGCGAATGATTGGGTGTTCGGTGCGAACACCACCAGCGGCACCGGGCGTTCGTGGGCCTTGATCCAGTCGCCCGCGGGTATCGGTTCGATGTACATGATCGTGGATTTCGGCAACGCCACGAACGGGAAATGCGACATCATTTTCGGGGCGACGATCTCGACCACGGGTTCGACCACCGCGCGCCCGACGCTCACCGATGAATGGGTTTACACCGGCGCGCAGTTCGATAACAACAGCATCGCCGCGACGCACCGCGTGAACCTGCACCTGTCCACGCGCGGGGATTTTTGGTGGTATCCGATCTTCGACACGAACACGCTGGCGTATGCAGTGCTGGGCCTCACGAAGTTGCAAGGGGCGCACAGCGCTGACCTCTATCCGGTGGTGAGCTTCTTCGTTGGTGCAGGCAACGTCAACAGTTCCTCGCTGGGGTTTCAAGCCGCCATCGCCACCGGCACCCTCGGTGGAAACGCAAACGCCATCATAAAGGGCCGAAATTTCAGCGGATCAACGGCAGCAGACATCCTCGTTGCGATGTACCCCGCCTATGGCTCTGGTTCGACGACATTCATCATCACAAGCACTACGGGCGTTGGCATAAACGCCAGCGACTCGACGTACAACGGCTTCCCGATCTGGCTAATGGACAGCACGACAACTGAGCTGAAAGGCCGCGTTCCTGATCTGCTCTGGGCCTCGGGCACGCCGGCGCAAGCCTCGACGGTGCCGAACACGACGCCGTTCGAGTACGCGAAATTCGGCCATTGCTGGATGCCGTGGGTTTCGACCTCGGCGCCGCTGGTGTGAACGAATGTCGTCATTCGCCTACTTCAATGCCGGCACGCAGGCGGCGCGGTTCGATCGCGCGACACAGGCTGCGCTTCATCCATTGAACAACGCAGGCACGCAGGCAGCGCTCTACAGGTACGCGACACAGGCGCCGAATCATTCGTTGTTCACCGCAGTCTTTCCCGCAGCCGCGCGGGTGATTAACCCGGTGAACATGCAGCGGCAAGTCGAGTAGCTCAGCCACCATGTACAAATACGGCGCTGCCTCGACGGTCGTTTTCAAAGCGGTCGATTCCACGGACGGGGTCACCGCGAAGACCGGGCTAACCTCAGTCACATTGCTGTGCTACGTCAGCAAAGACGGCGCCTCGTTCAACGCCTGCACGAACGCGGCGAGCGAGATCGGACGCGGCTGGTACAAACTCACGCTGACCGCGACCGAGATGCAGGCCGAAAGCCTCGCGCTCGATTTCACGGCCACCGGCGCAATCGTCGCCGGCATCCCGATTCACACCGAGGCCGACTACACCGCGGCGCGCGCTGCGTTCCTCGACGCTGCGATCAGCTCGCGTGGCACGAGCACGTATGCAGGCGGCGCCGTGGCCTCGGTCACTGCCGCGGTGACGGTGGGCACGAACAACGACAAGACCGGCTACGCGCTGAGCAGCGCGGGCGTGCAGGCCGTGTGGGATGCGCTCACCAGCGCATTGACGACGGTAGGCAGCATCGGCAAGCGCATCGCGGACTACTTGACCGGCGATGCCTTCGTGCGCCTCGGTGCGCCGGCCAGTGCTTCGATCGCCGCCGACATCGCCGCTATTTCGCTGGCCACCAATGCAGGCGACATGACGACCAAGCAAGCCGATTCGTCATCGCTGGTCACGGGCTCGAACACCTCAGGCAGCGTCAGCAACACCGCGACCGATGATGATGTGTTCTGGATCACCGCGCCGGTATCGCCGGCCGTGGGTGGGTTCGGGCTGCGACAGCGGCTCGTGTTCGATCTGCCGCTCGGACGCACGCCGGTGAACATTCAGGTTCGCGGCTACTTCCAAGGGTCGAGCAGCACGGCCGAAGTCTTCGCACTGAACAGCCGCACCGGCGTGTATGACCAGCTCACGAACTCGCGCACTGACCTGGCCAGCCGCTCGACCGAGGCAACCTATTCGATCCCGCTGCCGCGCGACTATGCAGATGACTCGGGCGGCGCGTTCAACATCATCACCTTGGAATTCCGCAGCACCTCGACCACGACATCGCACCGCCTGCGACTCGATCAGGTGCTGATCACGCACGTTGCCGAAGATGCGGCGATCACGTTCACGGCACCGAGCGCGGAACAGATTTGGAGCTATGTGACGCGCGAGCTGACGACGCCGGGTGCCGAGCCCGTGACCGTGCCGACCGCGGCCGAGAACGCGACCGCTGTCCGCACAGAGCTGGGGACCGAACTCGGGCGCATCGACGTGGCGACCTCGACCCGCCTCGCCTCTGGCACCGTGGCGAGCGACGTGACGGCGATCAAGGCCAAGTCGGACAACCTGCCGAGCGACCCGGCCGACGCGAGCGACATCGCCAGCGCCTTCATCACGGTCAACGGCACGCTCACGACGATCGCGGGCTACGTCGATACCGAGGTCGCTGCGATCAAGGCGAAGACCGACAACCTGCCGGCCACGCCCGCCTCGAGCGGCGACCTGTCCGCGCTCGAGGCAGCGCTCGCCGCAGTCGATGCGAAGCTCGGCACGCCGGCCGGTGCATCCGTGGCAGCCGATGTCGCAGCGGTGAAGACCGACACCGCAGCCATCAAGACGAAGACCGACCCATTGACGTACACCAGCGCGAATCAGGTGGACGCAAACATCCATAGCGTGAACGACGTGAACGTGAGCGGCGCCGGCACACCAAGCGCGCCGTGGGGGCCGTGAGTGGCCTCGACCTGGGGCGCAAGCTGGGGCATCAGCTGGGGGCTCAGCTGGGGCGGCGCTGAGCAACCAGCCGAGCCAGCGCAACCGAGCGCGAACTTCGGCGACAGCATCCAACCGCGGCGGCGCGTGCGCCGCATCCTGCCGCCGCCGCCGCTGCGCGAGCCCGAACTCGAGCCCCTCGAGCCTGTCACCGTGGCTCGCAATGCGAAGCCCGCAGCACCCGTGCTGCAACCCGTCGCGGCTATCGCCCCGGTCATGGCGCCGGCTGCGCCGCCCGCTTCAGTTCTTCAGCAACGCACGCGCGCCGAGCGCGACGAGGAATTGCTGCTACTGCTGAACTGACCGCCGCAAATCGTCTCACGCTTTGCTGTAAATGAGACGGCCGGCTGCGCAGCATCCGGCCCCATGAAGAAGCCGACGAAGCAAGCCGCAGCCACAGCAGATCGCTCTGTCGTCGCCGACATGCCGATGCAGTTGCGCGATGCGCAGATCGTGCCGGCGAGCTTCGACGAAGCAACGAACACCGTCGATTGCGTATGGACCACCGGCGCGCGCCGCCGCGCCTACGACTGGTTCAACGATGTTGTCTACGAGGAAGAGCTAGACGTATCGCGCGAAGCCGTCGATATGTCGCGCTTTGAAGCCGGCACCGTTCAGGTGATCGACAGCCACGACGTGTACAGCGGCGTGAGCGCCATCCTCGGCATTGCCACGCGCGGTTCAGTCATCAACGGCGAAGGCCGCGCCTCGCTGATGCTGAGCAGCGACCCCGAGAAAGCCGGCGTCGTCGGCGACATCAAGGCCGGCGTCATCCGCGCGATGAGCTTCGGCTACTCGGTGCAGCGCTACGAGATCACGCGCGCGCAGGACCGTACCGACGGGATCAATTTGCCGCTCTATCGCGCTGTCCGCTGGACACCGATGGAGCTGACGTTCTGCGCGGTCCCTGCCGACCCCAACGCCGGCACGCGCACCTCTGAAGAGGTCGCGCAGACCCGCACCCAACCGACGCGCGGCCAGCCGTGCGAGTTCATCCGGGCCGAGCTGCCCAACTCTCAAAGGAACACCACCGTGACCGACGCCGAACTGCAAGCCCAACGCGATCAGGAAGCGGCGACGCGCGCCGCTGCTGATCAAGCCGCCGCCACTGCTGCCACGACCGCTGCCGCTGCTGCGGCTTCATCGGCAGAGCGCCAACGCGCGGGCGACATCACCGCCCTGTGCACGCGCCACCTCATCCCGGCCGAAACGATGAGCCGCTACATCAGCGAGGGCACGACCGTCGAGGCCGTGCGCGCCGCGATCCTCGATGACCTGGCGACGCGCGATGAGCAGACCGGCGCCACGCGGCGCAATGTCACGCCGCGCGTGCAGACGGTCGCGGATGAAGCACAGACGCGCATGGCCGGCATGGAAGAAGCCTTCCTGCACCGCGTCGATGCGCGCGCGCAGCTCACCGACAACGGGCGCCAGTACCGCGGAATGACGCTGATGGAGATCGGCCGCGAGCACCTCGAGCGCAGCGGCGTCGAGACGCGCGGCATGACGCGCATGGCACTGGCCGCGCAGATTCTCACGTTTCGCTCGGGGATGCTGAGCACGAGCGACTTTGCGAGCCTGCTCGCGAACGTCGCGAACAAACGCCTGCGCTCCGGCTACGAAGAGAACCAGCCGAGCTATCGCCGGTGGGCGCGGCAAGCCCCCGATGCGCCCGACTTCAAGCAAATGTCGGTCGTGAACCTCGCCGGTGCGCCCGACCTGCTGCAAGTCAACGAGCACGGCGAATTCAAGTACGGCGCGATGACGGACGGCAAAGAGGTCTATTCGATGCTGACCTATGGCCGCATCGTGAGCCTGACCCGCCAAGCGCTGATCAATGATGACCTGCGCGGCTTCGATCGACTCGTCGGCGCGTTCGGCAACAGCGCCGCGCGCCTCGAGAACCGCACCGTCTACGCGATCCTCACCGCGAACGCTGCGCTATCCGACACCGGCCTGCTGTTCAACAGCACCGCCGTGACGACCGCAGGGGGCCATGCGAACCTCGCCGGCAGCTCGGCCGCGATCAGCGTCGCGGCGCTCGGCGTCGGCCGCGCTGCGATGCGCTTGCAGAAGGGCCTTCAGTCGGAAGAGCTGAACCTCACGCCGAGCTTCTTGATCGTGCCAGCTACGCAGGAGCAGCTCGCCTACCAGTACACCAGCGCGAACTACACGCCGGCCACGGCCGCGAACATCAACGAGTTCCGCGCCGGTGGCCGTACAGCGCTCGAGCCCATCGTCGAGGCGATCCTCGATGCGAACAGCACGACTGCGTGGTATCTCGCGGCGAACACCGGGCAGGTCGATACGGTCGAATTCTGCTACCTGCAAGGCGCAGCCGGCCCGGTCATCGAGTCCGAAATGGGCTTCGAGGTGGACGGCATTTCCTACAAGTGCCGGCTCGACTTCGCCGCGAAGGCGATCGACTTCCGCGGCCTGTTCAAGAACGCAGGCGCGTGATCAGCCAACCCCCCATCTGAAGGAAAGACACCATGCGTAACTTCGTTCAACGCGGCGACGTGCTCGACCTCGACCCCGGCGCGACCGTTGCATCGGG